GACAGCAAATTGCTGAAGATCTAGGTGGAGCTAAACAAATGAGAGAAGCACGTAAAAAAGCAGGTAAGTATGGATTAGCTGGGGTTGGCGCAGGCTCTTTATTAACTGGTGGAGCTATGTCAGCTTGGAACATGGTAAATGATAAGCCTCCTGTAAATGAAAAAGAAGCTTCAGAATTTGAAAAAGCTTTTAGTGCTGCATTTAAAGCAGGTGAAGATACTTTTGAATTTGATGGTAGACAATATACAACAGAACTAAAACGCGAAGCAAAAAGCGTTGGTGGTATTTTAGCTAAAAAAGTTTTAAGTTTTGCAGGCGCAAAAGCATCAAAAGATGCACCAAAAGTAACTGCTAAACGTAAAGCAGCCCTTGCAGACGAAGAAGCAGACAGAGCAGCAGAAATGCTTGAAGACGCTTTAATGCAAGACCCAGAGTTTTTAGACAACATGGACCCAGATGACTTAGAAGCATTAATGGCTGATTTGCCTCCAGCATATCGTTCTAAGCTTTCACCAGATATGGGAGATGTACAAGAAGATACACTAGAGCTTGTACGAGGAATGGACCCGTCTGATGTTGCAGACAACCTACAACTATTTAACAGTTTAGGAGAACTAAAGAACTATACGCAAGGTCTTAACCCTAAAGAAACTCGTGAGTTTATTACTAATGTTTCGCCTGATGATTATGACATGTTTGAAGGTTTTCAAGGGCTTATTCAAGAATTAGGTCCACGTCAAATGAAAGCACATGGCGGAGCAATTGGATTATTAATTCCTGTAGAAGGCATGAAGCCTGATGCAGAAATGGAAGAAGATTATGTTTCATACGTTATGGACGAAACATTATCAGATGATGAAATGGAATACGTCAACAAAGCACTAGAAGCTGATAACAGACTTAGTGAATTGTTTGACAAGATTGTCCTATCTTCTGCAGAGTTTACAGGCGCAGGTGAGGTTGATGGTCCCGGAACAGGCACATCAGATGAAATACCTGCACGACTATCAGATGGTGAGTTTGTATTTACCAAAAAAGCAGTAGATGTTATCGGCGTAGAGAAACTAGAAGAAATGATGAAAGACGCTGAAGAACAATTTGAACGACAGAATAAGGCAGTTGGTGGAATCATGAACGACCCAACACAAGATGAAAAAGCTGACTTGCCAGACCAAGCTATGAGTGACGAGCAGATCGAGGAGCAAATGCTCGATGCCAATCGCATTCCTAGCTTAATGAGACGATAAGGCTACCTAAGAAGTTTTTAGCCCCTTATCATATTTATAACTTTTAGGCCACCTTGTAATGTTGAGACCCCGTGTATTCGGCTACCTCACTAAGAAACAAGCCCCGAAAAGGAGAAAGACATGACTGAAGTAGAACAAGAACCACAAGCTAATCCATATAATGCTCGCAAGCCTTGGCACGAGGAGCCAAAGGCAAAGCAAGGATCAGCAGAAGGTCTATTTTTTGAAGAAGGTTCTGATGAGGCTACCCAAAATACGGCCCCTCAAAAACAAAACGGAACTAACTACAAAAAAAGGTATGACGACCTAAAAAAACATTACGATGAAAAGATAGCAGAATTCAAACAAAAAGAGCAAGAGTTGTTGGCACAAGCACAAAGTGCTCAACCATCATATCAACCTCCAAAGTCTGAAGAAGAACTTGAACAGTTCCGAACTGCATATCCTGATTTGTATGAAACCGTAGAATCTGTTGCACATCTACGAAGCCAGAAAGAAGTACAAGCCCTTCAACAAAAGATGCAAGTTATCGAAGAGCGAGAAGCAATGATCGCACGACGTGAAGCTGAAACTAAGTTGCGGGAGCGGCATCCTGACTTTGAAGATATTCGTGGAGATGACGGGTTTCATGAGTGGGCTAAAAACCAGCCTGAAGAAATTCAGAACTGGATCTATAATAACCCAGACAATGTTGGACTAGCAAGTCGTGCAATTGACTTTTATAAAATGGAAATGGGCTTGAACATTAATCAACAGCCCAAAACTCAGTCAAGTCGCCAAAAGTCTAGACAGAATGCTGCAGACATGGTATCTACAAAAACAACTACTGTAGACACTAAGCAGCCTAAAATCTGGACACGACGGGAAATAGCTGCCCTGTCTATGGATGACTATGATCGCTACGAACAGGAAATAGATCAAGCCATCATGGAAGGCAGAGTAGTTAAATAACTTTGTTTTTTATTTTAGGAGATTTTTACAATGGCTAGTAACACATCTAATCCCAACTTTGACGGCGCAGCGGCTGGTAACTTTAACACCGCTGGTAACTTTAACTTTCTTCCAGAAGTCTATTCCAAGAAGGTACTTAACTTCTTCCGTAAGGCATCTGTTGCAGAAGCAATTACTAACACTGATTATGCTGGTGAGATTTCAGCTTACGGTGATTCAGTACGCATCATCAAAGAACCAGTAATCACTGTTGATGAATATCAGCGTGGTGGTACAGTAACTCAAACAGAGTTGACTGACACTGAAGTAAACCTTGTTGTTGATAAGGCAAACGCATTCAAGTTCATCGTTGATGATATTGAAACTTCAATGTCTCACGTTAACTTTAAAGAAGTAGCTTCGTCTTCAGCTGCTTACGCATTGCGTGACGCATTTGACACAGGCGTAATTGCTTCTATGTTTGCTGGCGTACCTGCTTCAGCACCTAACCACATTCTTGGTTCAGACAGTGCAACTGATCTTGCGGCTGGTACTTTTGACGGTACTGGTAACCTTGATATTGGTTATGCCTCTGATGAGCACGATCCAATTGATGTTCTTTCACACATGGCACGTCTTCTTGACGAGCAAAATGTCCCTGAAGAAGGCCGTTGGTTCCTTGCTAACCCAGAGTTTTATGAGCAACTCGTTAAGAGTTCTTCAAAGCTCATCAACGTAGACTTTAACGCTGGACAAGGCTCAATCCGTAATGGTTTGGTTTCTTCTGGTAAGCTACGTGGCTTTGATATGTATAAGACCAACAACATTGCAGCTACTACTAACGCAGCTGGTAAGTGTATTGCTGGTCACATTTCATCAACATGTACTGCTCAGACTATCATCAACACTGAGGTCATTCGTGACCCTGCAAGCTTTGGTGATATTGTACGAGGCCTCCACGTCTATGGCGCTAAGGTTCTTCGTCCTGAAGCACTTGTCTCTGCCTTCTACGGCATCGACTAAAAATGGAGTGGGGGATGAAATACTCCCCCTTTTCTACTATGCCTCAGATTGGAAGTGAAAAAAATCCTATTCGTATGAGTTCAAAACGAACAACAAAAGTACGAGGAAATTACTTAAAGCACGAAAACAAGAAAAAGTTTAACGATAATTACGATAGAATTTTTGGGAGAAAAAAAGATGATGAAAGGTGATAAGAAAAAGCGATCAATGTATATGGGTGGCATGGAAGTAAAGCGTAAGCCAATGATGGACGGTGGTTCTCCAAAGCAAGGACGTGCAGGTACTCAGCCTACATATGGTAGCACTGTAGCAGACTCAATGCCTAAGGGAAGCGCAAATTAATGACTACTCAAATTGAAAAAAAATCATATCGGTCTATTCAAGAAAAAGAGCGAATTTGTGCGGAAATGACTGAAAACCAATTTCCGTATCAAAAAGAAATGCCAATGAAGTATCCGAAAGCTCGTAACGAGCAGGAGCGTCCAGATGAAAGTCGAGGCACCTAAAGGCTATCATTGGA